TGCATAACTAACTAATCTGCGCTGTGGTGCGAATAATTGCCAAGGATTTGCAGAGAGCGATACAGGGTCAACTCTGTCCTGAATATAGCTAAATAAGGAAATACTCCCATTGAACCCTGCTGTTAGTGTATCAGAGCATCCTATATAGGTTGTTGTTCCAGCGGCACTTATAGTAATCGTGCCTGCGGAAGTACCTGTTTGATTTGCTCCGTCAATGTAGATAAACCAGTTTGTTCCATCAAATCCATAGCACACTTTAATCAATGCGCCAAGAGTTACAGCATTAACAGTTGATACCCTTGCTGCTATAGAGCCTGTTGAGGTACTGGACACTAAAGAAAGTTTACCTGATGTGCCTATAGCGAAAACCACATTATTACCATTAGCAGAATAGACAGCTATTCTGCCCGTGACAGCTGTAGGATTACATACTAAAACTGCTGCCCATGGTGCAGTCGGATTTACAAAACTAGGTGTGGTAAATGTGCCTCTGTCTGGGAGTGTGCTAACAAAAGTCCGTGTTGAACCTGTTTGACCAACGCTTTTAGTTGTTCCTGTATATGTAACTTGCTTCCCAAATGCAAAAATATCATACTCAGAAACACCAAGCAGGAACCCATAAGCTCTGGACGCAATTGGAGCTGCCTGACAAATACTTTGCGGTTGGCTTGTGCGTGGGGCTATAGCCATACTAAGCTACCGTATTGCTGATTTCAGAAGTACGAACGGTTCCAGAAGTGAGCGCAACGCCAAGATCATTTTTTAGGATGACTTTAAAAGCATAAGGAACATAGCCCAAGGCATTAAGTACGCTAAATGTTCCGGTCTGAGTAACGGAAGATGTGTTCATTGGAACAGTACCTAAGAAACGCAAGTTAGTTTCATCTGTCGTCGTTGTACCAGAAGTCGGCCCCGATCGGAAAGTAGAGCCATCTAAAGATTCTTGAATAAACGCGACAAGCTGCTTGTTACCTGCGGGCGTGCCAGTCGTAGCTGCACTAACTTCCACAATAACATCGACAGGTTGATTAGTGTTGGGAGTGTACGTATTTGACGCAATATATGTGGCGGAAGCAAGTGTAGCTAAACCGGTAGTGGTTAGGGCTACTGGTGCCGCTACAATTTGTTTTACTGTAGCCATTACAGTCCTTCCAGTGCTTGCGCAATCTGTGTTGCAGATACAGGGTCGGGAACGACCGCAAGAGCTAGTAAAGCATCTGCTTGTGGTTGTGTGAGTACCGCTGGCACCATGCTGGAAATCATACCCATAACAAGAGGTGAGCTGATAATTAATCTCCCATCTTGTACAAGTTTTTTAACGTGCCGAAAGTCTGTAGCTGTATCGATAACATCCAGAAACGAATTACCACCAGCAAAGCCGATGGTTTCTAATATAGTGCCTGTTCCAATCTCTTTTCCACTTGGCTTAGTGCGACCGACCGAGACGAGCGCAGCGATTGCACCATCGTCTCTGTTAGCCAGCATTTCTGCTGTGCATTTTGCTTGAATCTCAGAGAGGAGAGTCATTATGCAAACCGGATCAATGATGTACCATCAGCTACCGCTGGCATCGTTGCTGTGAACGTGCCTGCTGTCGAAGTGATCGTGCCGCCGAAGTCGAATACCGCGACGACCTTGTTAGACTTTGACGAGTTGTAAATCATTGCGCCGACCGCAGAGATGGTAGAAGTTGCCCAAGTCGGTGTGGTGAAGTCTAAGCGTGCTGGTGTAGAGCCATTTGTCTGCGTCACTGAGAAGCCAGCCAATGTAGTGCCGCCTGATGTGTAACCTGTACCAGTTACTTCATCTGTACCGAGATTAGCCGTTGTCGGTGCGCTTGTACCAGGTGTACCCGCGTTGGTAACAAGATTATTATAAGTGCCAGTATGACCAACTTTAATCAGTGCGATCTTATAAACGTCTGCGGAGGAATGTGTACCACCCAAACATTCTGCTTTGTATGAACCTGCGATTGCTGTTGTGATAGACATGATTGCCTCTTATCGGTTAACTATTTTGAGTGAAATTGTTCGGTCGTCTGTCCTGCCGCCTGCTGTAACAATTCGGCAAGTTAATGTTTCTGTTGCATCCAAAGTCCCACCTGAAATGAAGGCGGTAGCTTTAGTGGTCGTGTTCGATTGCGATACTTTTGTAATCCCGGAGCTAAGTACAAATGTCACGGTGGAAATCGTGTCAATCAGTGGCAATAAGTACGCCGTCCAATCAAACGTGTAATCAAGTATTGCGTCTGGATCTTTTTTATAAATAGCCATTACATCGCCTGGTATGAAACGACAGCTACTTTGCGACGCAAGCGCCCCTGTTCTGTCTTGGCCTTAAGGCAATACGCATCGAATTTTTTTTCGTTGGCATCGGCTTTATTCTTGTCGCTACCATCAGAATCAGGAACGCTATACGCTCTGAATTTCACCCAATACAACAGGTTTCTATGGTGTTGCGGATCTATCTCAAAATCATCGCCAGCGTCTATATCATTCGGTAAGCGTAGTGTTCTGAGTAGCACGGTACTCACGTCATTCGGCACCGGATAGGCGCGAAGGAATCCCTTCTGCATCCCGTTAATCAGCGTATTCACTTTGCCTGTCTTACCGTTGAACACAATCCCCGCAGAGATCGTCTGATCAATTGATTGGATAGGTATTTCATCGCCGGTCACTGAGTCAGTTGCACTCAATAACCGTAGAATGGTTGGATCAATCGCATACCATTCGTTCGTAGCAGTGATTGATAATTTGAAGCTTCGTGAGTCTTCAATGCCGAACGTGTCACGACAGAACTGCTTTTGTGCATCGTCTATGTAACCGTAGACAAGCGCATCCGACCAGAGATACGGCAATTCAAGATCGCGTACCTCTTCTCGGAAAATAGCAAGTAGTTCAGTCGCGTTCATCGATTAAGCCTTAGTGACGTTTTCCCACGCTGCATCGGCTTCAGCACGTGAAATCTGAAAACCAAGCAAGGAATTGAGGCGCTTTAAATCTGGCTTGCCGTGGCTCGTAAAGTCTTTTTCATCGCCACCGTCCAACATGCCGTTCAGCACATCGGCAATTACCTTAGCCCGGTCAAAGCCACCGGATACTTTTACGTCTTCATCAGAGACGCCTTCAGGCAAACAGCCGCGTGCAATGGCTTCTTTAGCGAACATCTTGTCGATGTCATTGCCTTCTGGTGTGACGATTGTTGTATGGCCGCTGGTGAGCGCAATGTGAATGTCTTCATCTGTTATTGAGCGAAATTTCATGTGAACTCCTTATTAGTTTAAAAAAGCCCGCCGGTGATCAAACCGGCAGGATAAAAGCCCCGAAGGGAACTACCAGCAAAGCATTAACCTTGCGTGAAATTGGAGCGGTTTTTGACGTAGTATTGAATCGCCAAACGTGCCTGACCTGCCGTAGCAGCCGAACCAGTAAATGCATAAGTTCCTTGTATCCGCTTCTCTGTCAGAGTGGATACAAAGCCGGTTGGCGCAATTGCAGTACGAGTACCAGCCGCAGCCATCAAACTGGCTGTAGTTGCATAGCGTGTACCGAGCGTTACGTCGCCAACACTTAATGTTGCTGTGGTCGTGGTTGCCCACGGTGTAACGATGACTAATTCACCGCCAACAATGACCGCATTGGTAGGGATATCAATCGCGTCATACGCGGTTGCCGTGGTTGGGATATCGCCGAAGTTGATATCGACATGTGCCGTGATCAGTTCTGCGCGACCTGAGTTTTTTGTGATTGCCATGATGCTGTTCTCCAAAAATGAGTAAGGAATAAGAGAGAGCCGAAGCCCTCCCTTGCGTCGCTTGATTAAGCTGTGTAGTGGTCGATGGAAAGGACACCGAAGTCTTGAACAGACTGGTCATAGATCGAATAGAACTTCGGTTTCAACAGGCCGAACATCTTGTCGATGTTGATACCTTGCTGAGCACCATATTGAAATTCTTTCTCGTTCCATTCTGGTGTGCCGATATCTGCCATACCCAAAGCCTGCGCACCGCATAGTAGTGAGCGAGTACCGTTGATGTTGGAACCTGCGCCCCATTTAGCACCAGCCAAAGCATTCTTGGTGTTGTAGACCAAACGGTGTTCGTGAATGACGACACCGTCAATCGTCACTGTGCCACCTGTGAACCATGGCGAATCAGTACCGGACTTGGTAGCTACACCTACTACCGCACGCTGATAATCGGCATCTTTCTTCAGAGCAGCGAGTGTCGAAGGCGTGACAAACATGGTGTAATACTCTTTGCCTTCGCTCATCAATGGTTTGATGTAATGCTCTTTAGCGTAAGCAACAGCATCTACGATCATCTTGTACGTTGGAACGTACGTCGAAGCGATAGAGGCTGTATTAGATAATGACAAAGAAGTACCGTCATACATCAAAGCGCGTTTGCTCGATGGTGCCGTTACGTCTGCTGCGAAAGACAGGTTGGCAAAAGCTGAGCTAGTACGTGCATCACCACCATTTTTCAATGTGAAGGAGATACCGGATAGCGCCAGGAAAGCCAATTGATCAACACGATTCGCTAACCAGAAGGCCAAGCGATCTTTACCCATCTCACGGAACTTGATGATTGATTTTTGATCGGACAATTTACCTTTGTTGCGCACTGAGTGAGTAATCAAGTCAATGTTCAGCACTTGGCTGTACGATTGCATTGCTTCCTCGTTTCCTTCGCGTTCGTTGTCTCCGATCACACCATCATCAACTAAGTCAGCAACCAAGTGCATGATGACCTGTTCGCCTTTTTCAGTCTTGGTGAGTTCTGAGATGCGCTGGATCACAGCATTGTCGCCAGTGCCAATGAATTTTTTGATAAACATTTGATCGCGTGCTGCTTGCCATACGTCACGTGACCATACAATTTTTTGTTGCGAGGTAAGACCCGCGAAGTTCGTTAAAGCCATAATAATGCTCCGGTAATTGAAAGGGTTTTTGCATTTACAAAGTTCTGGCAATGCGCTGCCGATTCGCGGAAACATGACTATGTGGACCGTCAAGAGGTCAGACTGTTTAACGCCGGTCTTGCGGCGAAATCACCTAACTGAAGAAGCCCATTAGCGAACCATGGTGACTCCTTCAATCAACTAGCGGGACGGTGAACCCCGACTAGCAAGACTTTCAATTAGCAGACTCGTTGCCACTACAGCTTTGAGTGCTTCATGCCAGTGTCTTAAACTGCTACTAATCGCCCCGTAAACGCTTCTTCTCGGCTGCTGAAAGATTAGAAAATTGGTCATCATCCAACTGCTCTACATTGACTCGTCCTGCGGTAGTCCGATTGCCAATGCCAGCTTGTACTGAGGGTGGCTGCTTGAGTGAATCATTCGCGCCACGTCTCAATGCTTCCTGAGTACGAGTATCGTTCTTGCCTGTGCCATCTGGCAATGCCTTAGTGGGGGTATCGTCAGGCGCAAACTTCGGCGCAATGTTCTTCACTGCGTTGGCTAACGCTACATGCGGCTGTACACCTTTGCGAATATCAGCATCGCGTTGTGCAATGATCAAGCCCAATGCAAACTCACCTTCATCTGTATCGAGATATGGATAGTCATCCAGTGCTTGTGTTGATGCTGCTGTCATCACCGTCTCGACATTACGCTGTGTCATCCGTGCTTCGACTTCTTCCGCTGCCTGATTACGCAAATTTGCGTTGATCTCACGACGAATAGACTTAGCTAAACCAGAATCACCGTCCAGCATGGCATCGATGTACGCCTGTTCCTGTGCGTCTTCATCGAAGTTCACCGCTTCTTGATTGGCCGGTTGTTGCTTGGAAGCTTCCAGTGCCGCCAGTGCGTTATCAAGCTGAAGCTGTAAAGCTTTCTTCGCTTCGTTGACTTCATCGAACCTGGCCTTAGGAATACCTGCCGGCTTATGCTCTGTCGGCTCATCCTTGACTAATTCCTTCAAAGCTTCCTGACTAATCTCTTCTGTGCCTGAGATCACATCACCACGGTCTTGCGGTGTATTGTCGTCAATCACTTCGGTTTCTTCACCGTTGACTGAGATTACATCGCCGTCTATATCATCATCTTGAATACTCATTTGAAACTCCTTTGCTGGTTAGTTGGCTGCTCTTTGGCAGTTACTTAATAATTAATCGTCTTTCTCACCAGTAGCCGCATCTTCTTTCGCGTCTGCCACTGGATCTAAGTCTTCCAATGATTCAATCTGGTCTTGCGCGTACTTCATAGCTGCCTTGAATCGTTTCTTGTCCTTCTGGATTTCAGAAGCACGTACTAGCGTGCGTACATCGTCTTGGGCTTGATAGTTATTGTCCATACCAAGTGATTTAATCATTTTCATGTCATGCTCCTAGTTGTGGTTGTGTTCCATCTGGTCGTTGCGTTTTGATTCCATCCATCATTCCTATACCAGGATGAGCTGGGAATAATGGATTGGTGTTATGAGGAATAGCCATAGCTGGCATACCTTCCGGTGCTTCTGGAATGATCGGGGCCATGTCCTGATCAACATAACCCGCTGATTTCAGCAAGCCATCAGCTAAACCACTAGTGACTGGTGTAGATGCAATCACCTGCGCTGTCTGTATCGCTGAATACTGTGCTTCGACTGCGCGTAATGTCGCTGTGGCTGTGGCTACCTTGGCTTGTGCGGTCATCAGGTCGGCTTTAGCTTGAAGACTAGGATCGGTCTTCTCGTTGTTCGCCATGTTGTCCATGATGTCGTGCTTATCTGCCAAATTAGAATAGCGAATGACCGTAGCATCTGGTATCTGAACACCTTGCTTACGCATCTCAAGAGCTTGCTCAAACTGGCTATTCTCAAACGTCACTTGCATTGGCTGTGTTGTAATCACCACGTCATAAGTACCGAGCGTGATGTCATTCCAATATCCGCCTTGTCCATCGGGCTTGTTGATCTCGACCGTGTTTTCTACATCTTTGCCAGTCAATGGATCGGTTTCAGTGATACGGAATACGCGATAGCTGTCGTAGTATTTCTGTACCAGGTTAAGTAGCTTCATCGCCAGCAATTGACGCGAGTAGGCTAAGTTATCGATAGGAACAGCTAATTGCTGTTGTGCTGCCATCTGATCGGACTGCTTCGCCACACCCGATACTGAGCTACCTTGCAAGCCACGCATCGAGTCAGGTACCGTAACGTCTTTCAATGCCTGCGTAGCCCGGTCGATGAGCTTATCAATACCTTGCGGTACTGAGTTAGGTTGTATTTTGCTTGGTGCAGCACTACCTTTCTTATGCTCGATCACAAGGCCAGTCGTAGCACCGACCGTTTCAAGATCGTCCGTATCCATGTTCGTTAAACTATTCTCTTCAACGATCCAGCCGCTATTAGCTGAAGTGTTGACGATATGAATGTTCTGTGAGATAGCTTTGTTCAGTGCTTCTTGCGGTCCAATGGCGTTATCCACCATACCGCGAGTCTGTCCGCGACGGAAGTAGGCAAAATAAGGAATGATCGTGTAAGTATCGTATGGCGAATACGCATCAAACAGCGTGGTCGAGTAAGTAGACACTACCCACTTGATCCGCTTCCTCATGCGTTTTGCCGGTGTCGCTCCTGCATCCATGGCTGCTTGTATCTGCTCCGGTGTCATCGAGTTAGCAACTTTGACATCACCCGAGTCAGCAAACACTAAGCACTTTGTCATCTCGTAGCAAGTCTTCTGACGATCGATAATCCTGTATCTCAGTAGTCCGTCAGTCTCAGTACCGTAAGCATCGTAACGCCCTGTCGATCCCTTGTTATTACCAAACTTATTGCGCTCGGTTTCTTCGTCCATATCGCCAAAGTCTGAGCCATCATCACCGGAGTTTTCTGCTTTGTCTCGCGCTTCCTTGCCGTAGAGCGCTTCAATCTCATCGAGCAATAACCAGCGTGAGACTGTCACATCAGCCCAACTTGAAGGATCGTATTGCTTCGCGTCTGGATCTGGGATAACGTCCAGCGGATCAAGCGTAGATACCTCGATCTCGCCCTTCATATTGTTTTCGTAACACATGCGCACGTCGTAGTAACCGCGCTGCTCGATCAATCCATCGCTGAAAACTTGTGTCTCTTTCCAATGCACGCTATTCTGATCTGCGATGAACTTAATGATCTTGCTTAGACTCGTTGCCTTGTCCTGGTCGCTGTCACCTTCTCGCGGCCTGAACGCAATGTCCATCCGGTTCTGAATCTGATAGCCGACTGCCGAATTAATCGAAGGCATTACCTCATTAAACTCGTAGAACGGCCTGCGCTGCTCAGTCAAGACCGCTTTATCTACTTCGGACCATTGCTTGCCGCCGCCTAAGTACATGCCTTCGCACTTGCTGGCTTGCGCCATGTACTCCAAATGACCTTTGGATTTTCCGTACTGATACCTAGCCCAATTCTCGCGTGCTGGATCGTCTTTTGCTTGATTAACTTTATTCATAATTTATGCGGACTGAGCCGACCCTCGTTGTTGTCGTGCCTGTACGCCTAGTCTTTCGCGCCATGATGCTACTTTGTGTCTTTTATTGACGACCGGGATACCATCGGCAAACGTCATTGCCACTGCATCACCCTTATCGGGTGAACGTCCTAGCACTTCGCGGATCTCGTCTTTACTACGCATGAGAATGGCGGCAGTTCTGCCCATCGTTACGACCTTGTAACGTACTGCACATAGATCACCGGCTAGTTCTGCGTCCGGTGGTAATACAATCGGATCTGCGGCAGTAGGATCTAATGCTTCACGCATAAGCCAGTACATTTCCGCGCGCTTATTCCTGAATTTAAGTTGACCGGCCTTATCCATCAGTTCGCTAGACTCTGAGCCAACTACCGCATGAACCAGCAGGCCAAGACCTTGAATGAAATCGAGTGCAGAAGAACCAATACCGATACTATCGACAGCGATTGGTGCACCATCTCGAATAAGCGGAGCAACGAAAGCAGCGGCAGTCGGACCATCTTTAGTAACCGCGCCAGGTACGCTAATCATTTCGTCAAACCAGTTACCATGACGGCGTGCTACCGTTGTTTTATCTAGCCCACCACGCGCAGGATCTAGACCGAGTACAGTCATTAGCCCTTTTGCGTCGCGCTTAGTCCATCGTGCTTGTGCAGCCTTAACCCACTCGGTAGGGATTAATTGCCAAGCAGGATCGGCGCTACCGGCTTGAAAGTCACCCTTAAGCATTTGCGATCGTAGCGGTTCAGGAAGGGATTGCAGTGTCGCTTTGTAGCCTGTAGAAGCAAGAAACAGATTGTCATCCACGCTTGACGGAATGAACGTGCGGCTTTTCGGTGTCATCAAGTCTTTTCCGACCTGGACCGGATCACTGTTAGGCACTTCCATGTCCTCGCCCTTCTCATCTGTTACATACCAGCGGAGTTCACCAGGCTTAGCCGGTCTTGGGTGTTGAGGATCGAGCCATGCAGCCCAGAATCGCTTTACCCATTCACCTTCACTCGATGTCGGAGGATTGCCGGCGCAGACCACGCGCTGACGGATATTAGGGTTATCTGAACGTAGCCAACCAATCAATGTTCTGAATTGGATCTCAGTAAAGTGAGTGATCTCGTCAAATAATTTCGCATCATGTGGGCGGCCTTGATACTTCATCCAGTCGTTAGGGAGCTTGACACTACCCAATTCCATCACTCGATTGCCAGGTAAGCGCCATACGCCTGTAGTTGAGTTATAACCGTCGCGCGTGCCAGTGATGCTACTCATGCGCTCTTCGATACCGATAAGCTGTACCGCTTCACGCCTGAAGATAATGGAATGTTCTTGGCTCGTCAGACATAAGCCCATCAACAAGTCAGTCTTACCACCACCAGCCGCGCCCCCATAAAACAAGATATCGGCTTCAGATTCGTAGGCCATCTTCTGCGGTCCCTCTTGCGCTACCCAGATTGGCGCTTTAGCACGGACTAGTGCAACTGCTTCAGCCCTGGCTTCTGGCGACATAGCTGCTACGATGTCTTTGATCTCTGCTGTTTTCATTTGTTCGACAGTAGGTGAACTAGCTTGACTGTCAATTCGGAATCGCTCATCGTGGCTAGAGCCTTGTCGCTGTCTTCTTTGGCTGCAACGTCATCTAGTCCGAAAGCTTCACGCTCCCCCTTGCGAACCTTCTCATCCACATCGGCAAGCTTCTTGAGGTCATCCACTAGTGCGGATCTACCCATTGCCTTTTTAAGTGCGTCGTTGACTTTATCGTTACCGTATTCATCTGGCTTGCGTGCCATCTCAATGACATCTGCCAGTTCACTCATATTCTCTGCTGCCTGAACTATCTGATCTAGCAACTTTGACTTTATCTCTGTGATGCGATTCAAGCCTGTTCTATGAGCTAGGATGACGCGAGTATTAACCTCTGCCGCAGCAAGAACTGTGTCTGCTGCGTTTTGCTGCGTCTTGCTGCATTCGTCAGTGATAATTGATTTGATTAGCTTGGAATTTGTAGCCTGCCTAATCGCAATGGATAGGTCTTGCGTCCATCCTTGCTTGTTAGCCTTTCGAGATATGGTTGCATTGTTGGCACCATGCTTATTCTCTAGCTCTCGCAGAGTGAACTTACCTGTGCGGTAGTCTCTCTCGACTGCATCCCAATCGGTGCGAACGCGAATAGCCCCGGTAGGAGCTTTGGCTTTGACGTTCTTTTGTTTCGGTTCTGTCATAGCAACGAATCATGACTACTCCGTTGTTATTCCTCAAACCTTAGTGGGGGGTCACTTCCCCCGATAGTGCCGGCGCAACATAACAATAGTCATGGCCGCACTGATTAATAAAGACGCACTGATGTACGCCATTTTGTTGTTTGCTAGTGCGAGTGCGTAGCCACCGAACGAGGCATACACATACGGGCTTAGTTCGTACCAGAGTTGTTCAAGTTTCATTTTTTATTCCTTTAAGAATAATATTTTTCATACGATCACCTAGTTTCCAACCCTTCCATGTATTCCTTCTAAATCCACCATCTTTTTTTTTATCAATTAACTTTCTTAAATTTTTACTTGCTTTGCATCCACCAAGAATCCAGGTCACATCTTCATCTAAAAATAAAAAACAATTATCTTTAATTAATTTATTTAAATTAAATCCTTCAATGATTTCACCGTTTGGACTCTTTAATTGCCAATATTTTGCACAATGATGCTGGCTCATAACATACCAAAAAGAATAGCGAAACCAGCCGTAGATGCCCCTACGTCCCTAGCTTCGCGCATAGTTAAATCTAAAACCTGATCGCCTATCTCCAACTTTACTTTGCCGTCTGACGTTGTTGTTACTGATACTGCCCTGCCCTGTACTTCTGGGAAGATTGGCTCAAAGATCCCATTGACTACCGTTCTAATCTTGCCCTTGTCTCGTAGCGATTTGATGTGGTCATCAACAATCGCCATTTTCATACCTGTCATTTGTGAGATTACCTGGCGGCTTGCGATACGACTCACAACATGCAAGTCGCAAATTGTCTGAAATACGCGCTCTCCGTTAGATTTTTCCATGCTATCTCCTTATTTTCGTGGTGGTTTGGGTGTAGGGCCGAGTTTCCTGCGTACTTTGTTGTCAGTGAGTTTCATGATATTGAAATAAAACCACGTCCAACTGGGTACAACTCACTACATCGTTCGCCCATGCCTTTCGGCTGAACATAGGGCTTAGCGTGCGTCCTACGTGGCAATCCTGCGACCCTTGCGCGTTCTGCGATCATGTCAGGGCTTGGAATAAAGAACATCATTCTGCGACCGTCTGATGCAGATTCAACGGCACTGATTTTCGCTAGAATGATCTTCATACTTGCTTGCGATACGCCAAATGTCTTTGCTAGCGTGTCTACTCTAAACTTTCTACCGTTTTGCTCTAGCAAGTAGTCGAGTACATCTTTTGCCATGGTTTCGTGATTGATTGTCATGCCGCAATCCTTTTCATCTCATTGATATACCCATCGACTTCGTGTAAAGCTGTTTCATAACTGTTATTGCCTATCCTGCTCAAAACGCTGTGTATGCCATTTACCGCTGCATCAAGCGACTTACCCTCTAACTCACTGACGAAAACCTTGCCAGTGCGGTCGTGGCGATCTACAATTGATTCCAAGACTTTAATTGCCGACATAATCGCCAATGCTTCGGCATCTTTTCTGCCAAGTAGCGGCTTGCAGTTGCTTTCGTAGCTCATCGAGCCAGCGATCACACAGAGTTCATGACTCATCTGGTTAATCGTGGCAATGGTTGGATCAACTTTTGCTGCCATGAGTTTGAGTAAAAAATTATTTGCCAAGTCTGGATACGCTTGCAGTGCTGTTATGCGTGGAATGATCTTCGGTATCAGTACCATTTTCGGCATGTGCTTTTTGTTTCGCTTTTTCATGCATCCCGCCATTTCCGTCTTTTTAAAATGCTTGCTTCTGGTGCTGGTTCAAAGTCCCCACAAGGCCGGTTCCAGTTCAATGCCACTGGTTCAGGTTTCTTTCGGCAGATTGCCAAGCCTATGTCCCTGTTTAATTTAAAGCTGTCTTGAATGGAAAGACTTGCACATTCAAAACACTTCCTTGCTGTCGTTGTAATTTCTTCTTGGCTCATGCTTTTGTCCTTGAATTTCCGGTGTGTATTAGGTTCTTTTTTCCCTAATACTCTGTATCTATCCTGTGACAACGCCGTCACCGTCACGTCACCGTAACGTCACTGTCACGTTTCATACGTGCTGTCCTCGTTATTTCAGCCGCCTTTAACTTAGCTCTATGCTTGCGTTGGCGCTCCGTACTTGAGTCAGATAAGAACTGCCGTTTGTCCCAATTAACCAATTCCCAATTGCCCTTAATAAATCCTTGCTTGGTCAAAATCGCTTTGGTTTCTGCGACCTCTCCAAGTGATATTCTTAATTTGAGAGCGACGCCAGCATCAGGAAGATTTTTAAGTGTCTCGCTACACTGCAAGCACATCAAAGCAACATAGCGCCACCGCATAACCTCTGGTATTGAGATCATTTTGAAATCGTCGTAACACTCTGAATAAAGCCTGAACCATGGGTTAGCCATTACGCCGCCCTCCTCGTAGCAATAAATTTCATCTTTGATTTAATCAGCCGCGCTATCACACCGCCAACGACGATACGCATCATTGATTCAGTTACCCGATTGCGCGTAGCTGTCTCGTTCTTCTGGATTAGCTCAGTAAGCTTCTCAAAGTGCATATCGGCATAGTCCGAGCCTTGTATGCCTTCGGGATAGGCAATGCCACAGCCGATTATTCCTGCTGCTTCCGTGCCTTTTTCAATGCCTGGGTTCTTGCCGATTTTCTCGAATGTCTTGATGTCGTTATCCGCTGCAACAACGCACAGACCAGATAATTTCAAACGATTAGCCACTGCAATCATGTTTCCAGCGTCGAAGCAAACAATGACTCTGCAATCCGATACCGCTTGATAGATAGCTAGACCCGTTGCAAAACCCTCGCAAAGCACGGTACAAGACGCGCTAGAGCGATCAAGCACATAACACCCGCCTTTAACGCTTGCGCCTGACCAGAAGCGTTTTGTTGAATCTGGTGCGATTCTTTGCAGCGAGATAATTTCGCCGTTGACTTCCACTGGAATGACTAGCCAGCCATCGCTATCAATTTTGAGATTCGTGCAGCCCTGCATCGTCAATAATTTTGCGTCTAAGTACGGATGACCAGAACGTAAAGGCTTACAGCGTTTCCAGAATTCACCTGCTTGGCGCGTGGCTTCAACTATAATTTTTATAGATTGTTCTCTGGCTTCTTTGGCTCGTTGCATTGAGATCATGGGATCAGGTCTGGCTACATCGCTGCCAGCTTTCCAAGTCGTTACCTCGCTTGATTCGGCATGATCTTGAAAGAAGCCGATGGTTCCGCAGACTGCCAGCTTGTATGCGCCATTCTTATGATGCATTTTTGAGACGGTCTTGCAGCGATACCATTTTCCGTCAGGAGTAACGTGATCGACGATGAAGCCGTGCGCTTCTAGTATTTGTTGGAAGGTAGTCATAGCAATGACTCCTGTACTTGCTTCATCGGCTCATGTGCAAAGAGTTTCCCTTGTGCATAAGCAGCTTCAATACGTTTGCAAGCTATTTCAAAGTATTTCGGCTCGCGTTCTATGCCAATGAACTTGCGCCCCATCTGGATGGCTGCAACGCCTGTTGTGCCGCTGCCCATGAATGGGTCGAGGATGGTTCCTTGTGCTTTTACAACCTCAATTGTCCATCTCATTAAAAGAAGTGGTTTTTCTGAAGGATGCCCGTTTAAAATTCGCCCAACTGGATGGCTGAATCTTTTTGTATTTGCGTCTAAACTCGTCCATGCAATTTCACAATCGGCCATTGTCGGTACTGCATTTTGTTTATCCCAAACAAGCCAGCAACAA